CGAAGATGCTGTTTATTTCGTGGTTAACCGCACAATCAACGGCCAGACGAAACGTTATATCGAGCGCCTGTCAAGCCGCCTGTTTACCAGCGATGAAGATGCGTTCTTTGTCGACTGCGGACTGAGCTATGACGGGCGCAATACCTCAACACGCACAATGACCATCAGCGGAGGCACTGGCGACTGGAGCTACCAGGTAGACTACCCGGTGACGATTAGCGGTGGGGCATATTTCGTAAGCACTGATGTTGGCGCTCAGATCCAGTTCCCGTACTCAGAAACGAATCCTGATACTGGCGCGGTGGTTGCGAAAGAATTACGCGGCGATATTGCTTCGGTGACCAGCAGCACGGCGGTAGTTGTGCGCTTTAACCGTAACGTTCCTGCAGTGCTGCGCAATGCGGCTACAACTAACTGGCAGATGGCCCGTCAGACGTTCGGCGGCCTGTCACACCTCGAAGGGCAGACCGTAAAAATTCTTTCTGACGCCAGCGTTGAGCCTGACAAAACAGTTTCTGGTGGCGCTGTCACGCTAGAATCGCCGGGCGCAGTGGTGCACATCGGACTACCAATCATCGCAGAGTTCGAAACTCTGGACATCAACATCAACGGGCAGGAAACGCTGCTGGATAAAAAGCAGGTTATCCCGACTGTCACGATGGTGGTCAATGCCAGCCGCGGTATCTGGGCAACCACGCCTGGCGGAACGTGGTACGAGTATCCGCAGCGTGAGTTCGAGTTTTACGACGACCCGGTTGATGATGCTACCGGTAAGGTTGAGGTGAAGCTCGACAGCAACTGGGATAAAAACGGACGCGTTAAGGTGCGTCAACTCGATCCTCTTCCGCTTTCAGTTCTGGCTGTAATACCACGCCTTGCCGTAGGGGGATTCTGATGCTTAATGCTCAAATTGTACCGGCCACCGCAGAGCATATCGAAGCCATGCTTCCGTATGTCCGCCAGGCAGACGTCGATGAATTTCTGGCGACAAACGGGTGGGGCCCACGCCGCGTGCTTGAAACCGGGCTGCGCACGTCAACATTCTGCTGCGCAGGACTGGTCAACGGTGAGGTGGTGACCATATTCGGAGTGGCCCCGGCATCAATGATCGGCGGCAGCGGAATCCCATGGCTGGTAGGCACTGACGCGCTGGAGAAATACCAGCGCACCTTCCTTCGCCGGTGCGGGAAAGTGGTCAATGCAATGCTGTCCGTTTACCCGTATCTTGAAAATTATGTTGATGCCCGCAACCACGTTGCTCGCGTATGGCTTCACTGGCTTGGTTTCACTATTGAAGAGCCTAAGCCGTATGGCATCCAGCGTCTCCCGTTCCACCGTTTCCACATGGAGAGAAAATAATGTGTAGCCCAGAGATCGCACTGGTTGCTGTCACGGTAGCCTCAGCTGCCGCCAGCGCATACAGCCAGAACCAGCAGGCAAAATATACTTCTGCTGTTGCTGAGAAGAACGCAGATATTGCTGAAGCTCAGGCGCAGGACTCAATCAACAGAGGTAACGCGCAGGCCGATGAGGTCCGCCGTCGCAACCGTCAGGCTGCTGGTACACAGGCGGCAACGATGGGGGCTACTGGTGCTGAACTCTCAACCGGTAACGCGCTTGATATCTTTGGTGACACTGCTCAGTTTGGCGAGCTTGATGCTCTTACCACCATTAACAATGCCCAGCGTGAGGCTTACGGTTTCCAAGTACAGGGAATGAATGCTCAGGCTGAATCTAGATCTGCACGCTCGAATGGGCGTAATGCTGTCGGTATGACGCTATTGACTGCGCCACTCAAAGCTTATGGTGCTTACCAGATGGCTGGTGGAACCTGGAACCCTTTCAAAACGTCAGTTGCATCTGGCGGCGGTACCACGCCAATGCTATCCAACAAGAGTTATATTAATAGCAGCTCACAATACAAATTAGGGGGCTACTGATGCCTATTGTTCCTACAGTGCAAGGCCGGCAGGTTCAAAGCACAGGCGTCCAGACAGGTGGTTTTTCAACTCAGCAAACTCAAGATGCCTTTGGTGCTTTATCTGAGGTAGGTGAAAAATATATTGGAGCAGTCGCAGAAGCTAAACAGCGGGCGAATATCGCTCTATCACAGGAGGCGAGCTTAAAGCTCAACCAGGCGGAAGAAGACCTAAAGACCCAGCTATATAGCCTGAAGGGACAGAACGCCATCGGTAAGGGGCAGGAGTTTACGCAACAATACGACGAGCAAATCCAGTCGCTAGCTTCATCGCTGCCTGATGATGCATCACGCCAGATGTTTATGCAGCAGGCGCAGCAGCAGCGTATCCAGTTCACCTCTCAGGCCGGTCGCCATGAGATAACACAGCTGAATGCCTATGAAGAAGGCCAGTTCCAGGCGACGTTGACGAATAACGGGAAACTGGCGGCATCTGCTTACGGCGACAATGCCAATTACGTGCTGTACAACCAGCAGACCTTCCAGCAAATCGACGACTACGGTGCCGCGCATGGCTGGAGCCCTGAACAGATTCAGGCGAAAAAGATTGAATTCAAGGAAAAGGTTGCCGACGCTTCGCTGTCTCAGTGGTCCGCAAATAACGCCATCGACTTTATTCACAGCAATGGCGAGCTCAGTGACACAGCAACAGGCTCTCGACGTGCGGTATCGGAAGGCGGTTCAGGGGATGGCTCACGCGGCATCCGCAATAACAACCCGGGCAACCTCGAGTACAGCAAAACAAATCCGTGGATTGGACAGACCGGTGATGACGGCCGATTTGCCAAATTCGAAACACCAGAGCATGGCATTCGCGCGCTGGGTCGCAACCTGCTGTCGTACCAGCGTCAGGGCATTGATACCGTTAGCGACATCATTAACCGCTGGGCCCCGCCGTCTGACAATAACAATACCGACGCATACATCAAGGCGGTATGTGCACAGCTCGGCGTAACGGCAGATCAGCAGCTGGACGCGTCAAACCCTGACACTCTCAAAGCGCTGTGCGCCGCTATCATACACCATGAAAACGGTAGCCAGCCATACAGTGATCAGCAGCTCGCCACCGGCGTGAGCGCGGCTATTGGCCTGTCTCAGCTTCCTACCAGCACCAAACGTTATACCGGCAACGCAGCTTTCGACGCGGCATCTCCCGAAGCACAGGCAACCTTCCTCCGTCAGGCTGATCAGATCCGTAAGCAGCAGCAGGCGGAGTATCGCACCAGTATCGACAGCCGGGTGCGCGATGCCAGCGCGGCTTACATGCGCGGCGTAGATTTCCCGAATGCTCCAACTCAGACCGACTTCCTGGCGGCCTACGGCGTGCGTGAAGGGAATCTCCGTTACACTGAATTCAGGAACACGCAGATCGCCGGGCAATACATCGGCTCTTTCCGCAATATGCCGACGAGCAGCATTCAGGCAGCGGTAGAGAACCTAAAACCAGACACCGGTGAAACCGGTGAGGGATACGCGGCCAGGGCTCAGACATATGACGCAGTTGTCTCTGCCGCCAGCACCGTTCTTGCTCAGCGCAAAGCTGATCCAGTTCAGTTCTCTCTTTCTGCTGGTCAGACTCAACCTATAGACATGACCAATGAAAATTCTTTCGGTAAGACTATTGCGCTGCGGGCATCACAAGCTGGGGAACTGGCAAAATCATACGGCACGCCACTGACATTTTTTTCCAAGGATGAAGCCAATCAGATCGGCGCTTTCTTCCGCGATGCGCCTGTATCTCAGCAGTCTGCATATCTGGACACCATCAGGAAAAGCACAGGTGGCGGTCAGATTTATATGTCGGCGCTTCAGCAGATTAGCACTAACGCACCATCAGCAGCAGTCGCTGGGATCCTGATGGATAAGCCGGGAGGAATTTTAGCCCAGACTAGTTGGTACAACTCTGATGTCGTTGTCTCCCCTGAAACTGCGGCTCAAACGATTCTGTCAGGCGCCGCGGCGAGAAAAGGTTCTGATGGCGCCAAGGGCATCCCAATGCCAAAGGATAATGAACTGCGACTTGAATTCTCGAACATGGTTAAAGATGCCTTTGCTGGCGATGCGCAAGGGGCGTCAATGGCCTATGAGATAGCCAAGGATTATTACGCTGGCGCAATGGCTAAAAAGGGTGTCGTTTCTGGTGAAATCGACGATGACACGTGGAAGGATGCGATTAACGTCGCCACAGGCGGCATCCATGATTACAACGGCCAGGGGAATATACTCCTGCCGTGGGGCATGTCAGCCGATCAGTTCGATACCAGAGTTAACCAGGCGTGGCAGACTCAGGTAATCGACGCTGGAATCAAGGCCCCGCCAGGTCAGTACGGGCTGCAAAGTTATGGCGATAGCCAATATCTGGTGAAACTCGGAACCGGGTATCTGCTTAAACAGGATGGTACGCCAGTCATTATCGATCTCACTCAGCAGCGCCAGAGATTCTCAGAGGGGATCCCACAATGAGTTATTTTGGTCTCAACGCGGTTAACCAGAATCAGCAACTAGATGAGGCAGCCTCCAATCCTGCTGGGTTTAATGATGATGTCGGGTTCTTCGATAACTCAGGTACTGCTGCAGTATCCGGCCTGTACTCGGGTTTGGTTGCCAAACCTGACCAGCTTCTTTGGGCTGGAATGGATAAGATCGTCTCACCGATCGCGAAATTTGTTAACGAAAATACTTCCATCAACGACACGTCTGCTGAGTACATTGCAGAGCAACGTAAGCTCGCAGAGCAACAGGTGAAGCGCCTGACGCCAGACGCGGCTACGACAGGCACTGCTGGTCAGGTTCTGCATGGCCTGTTTGACATGGGCGGTCAGGCTGTTGCTGGTACGCTGCTGGCTGGCCCTGCCGGCGGCGCTGCTGTCGTCACTGCGTTGCAGGGATTCTCAGAGTTTGAACGCCTAACTGCACAGGGGGTTGATTTCCGTACTGCGCAAGAGTCTGGGCTTGTACAGGGTATCACTGCGGGTGCGGGAACATTGATCCCCATGAGCCTCGGGTTGCGCGCTGGTGGCGCTCTAGCAGAAAGTGTTGGCGCGCAACTGGCAAGATCAGGGGAAATCGCGGTGCGCAATGTGGCAGCCACAGCTGTGCGAGCAGCTCCAGATATTGCTTATGCGGCAGGTACAAATATCGCCTTCGGCATGGCCCAGCGTGGACTGACTGCCAAAACATTACGCGACGGCGGATATGATGAAATGGCGAATCAGTATGATGTATTTGATCGCCAGTCTATCGCTATCGATGCCGTTCTCGGTGTTGCATTTGGTGGCGTCGGGCGATTCATGAACGCCCGTGGTGAGAGCGCTACAACTCCAACATTTTCCCCGGCAGAGGTAGATGCCGCGCTGGCAGCAAACGCTTCACATCATGCTGAGATTGATGTTGCCCCCGGCGTCCCCGTTAATGTTCTGTCTCGTGACGCCCACGTACAGGCATTGCAGAAAGCAATGAACGACGTCAGCCAGGGGAGACCTGTTGATGTGGCCAGCATTGCCGAACCGGCCTCATTCAGTGACATCCCTGGGAGAAGAAATATAATCTCTCAGGCGATTGATGAATCATTGTACAGATCAGAAGAGGGAAGCACTCAGGTAGAGTTTGATACCAGAGTACTTCAGCAGCAGGCCGATAAGGCTCTTAATCCTGAACAGTTAAGTAAATTGCAGTCCGACATATCCTCAATGGAGAAAGGCATTGAAATACTCAATCAGGAGCGGGCTGCAATTGCAGATGAGCAGCCATCTGGTAGCGGGAAAGAGTTATCCCGTTCACGAGCTGATCGGCAGGAAAGATTGAGAAATGTTGACCAGCGCATTGCTGATGCTGGAATCAGATTGCAGTCAGCGAGAGATGACCTGGCCGCCAGTTCAGATGGCGGCGTTAACTTTGAGGCTCGGGCGGAACTTGCACGGCGCCAGCAGGAAGAAAGCGATCTTAACGCTCAAGCCATGTCATTTTACAAAACGGCCGAAGTTCGCACATCTGATGAAGCTGCACCATTTGAGCCTGCGGCGGTTCTTCGTCAGGCAGATAGCAAACCATCCCCTGAGCAAGCGGGAGACTTGGACATCAGGATGGCCGAAGACTCTCTGGCAGAATCACCTGACATGATGGTTACCGTTCTTGATGATGATGGTAATCCGCAAACCAGAAGTGCCAGGGAAGTGCTGGACGAGGCGAGCAGGGAAAATGAACAGGCAATACAGGATTCCAGCCTCTTTGACGTGGCTGTCTCGTGTTTCTTGAGAGGGTAATTTGATGAGACAGGAATGCATTCAGACAGTACAGCAGGCAGCTAAGCGCACGCTGACAGCTCGCGAGATTCAGGACATTGAAGATCGTATCTACCGCAACATGCGTACTCTTGCCAGAGATGACCCAGCGTCGTGGCGTCAGCTTACCGACGCAGAGAGATTACGCCGCGCCGGACAGCTGGCATCTGATGAACTCCAGCGAGAGGCTGCTCTCAAAAAACGCCGTGTCGCTTTGACGATTGCTGCACGCCAGAGACTCGATAAATTTATCAACAGCTACCAGGGAGCAGACGGAAAGCTGGGTGCGCTTAACCGCACAATCGCTTTCAGTGCTGACGGTAAGTCAAACTTCCTCTCTGTTGAGTCCAGGACCAAGGCTACACGCGATTATGCCCTTAGCCAGTTGCAGGAGGCTTTCGAGGCTGTTGATCCCCGATTCTTTGGCTTGTTCGAAGATGAAGCTGGCGTGCGCGATCTGGTATTTGAAATCCGTGGGCAGAAAACCGGCAATGCGAAAGCCAGCAAGGGAGCAAAGGCTTGGGGAGAAGTAACCGAATTACTCCGCCGCCGGTTTAATGATGCGGGTGGTGATATCGGGTATCTTGAAAACTGGGGCATTCCTCAGCACCACTCCATGGAGAAGGTGGGTAAGGTCTCGAGAGATAAGTGGGTCAGTGATGTGATCGGTAAACTTGACCGGAAATATTACACCCGCGCGGATGGTCAGTTGATGAGTGATTCGGAACTTACCGCCTTCCTGGGAGAAGCATACAACACCATCGCTACCGGTGGGCTGAATAAGCTTACTGATAACGGCCTTCGTATTTCCGGGGCACGGGCCAATCGCGGAAACGCTTCTCGACAAATCCACTTCAAAGATGCTGATTCTTATCTGCAATATCAGCAGCTTTATGGTGACCGCTCTCTCTGGGAAATAATGGTCGGACACCTGGAAGGCATCAGTAAGGATATTGCGCTGGTAGAAACCTATGGTCCAAACCCTGATCACGTATTCAGCTCTCTTCTCGACCAGACAAAATCTGAGACTGCAACGGCTAACCCGAGCAAAACCGGAAGCATAGAGCGTCAGGCTGATAATACTGCAAATCTGTACAACTTTATTTCCGGTAAAACTCAGCCTGTTGCCAATCCGCATATTGCGCGCTGGTCAGATAACATCCGAAACTGGATGGTTGCCAGCCGCCTTGGATCTGCATTGCTGGCGTCTTTCTCCGACCTTGGCACAATGTACCTGTCGGCGAAGGTTACCAACCTCCCGATGAATCAGCTGTTCCGTAACCAACTGGAAGCAATGGATCCAACAAACCGCACCGAGCTTGCCAGGGCTCGTCGTGCTGGTCTCGCAATGGAATCACTGCTCGGCAGCGTTAACCGCTGGGCGATGGATAATATGGGCCCTTCCGTCTCAAGGTGGGCGGCAACAGCCGTTATGCGCGCCAGTGGATTAACTGCATGGTCGGACGCCCATAAACGCGCCTATGGCGTAACGATGATGGGCAGCCTGGGTGAGGTGGTTAACAGAACGCCTGATCTGAAAAGCCTTTCTAATGACGATTTTCGCATTCTGAAAAGTAAAGGGATCACTGAAGAAGACTGGAGTGTCTGGAAGCTTGCGCGCCAGGAGGACTGGGGTAAAGGCAATAACACGATGCTGACCCCGGAAAGTATCATGCGCATTCCCGACTCTGCCGTGCAGCACCTTGGTGCGCCAGAGCGTGTAAAATTCGAGGCTATGCGCAAGTTGCTCGGGGCAGTCACCGAAGAAGTGGATATGGCAGTTATTACGCCTGGTGCGCGCGAGCAGATGATTACCGGTTCCGGTATTCAGAGAGGAACAGCAAAGGGAGAGTTAATGCGTAGCGTGTTCCTCTTCAAGTCTTTCCCTATATCGGTTGTTATGCGGAACTGGTCGCGGGCAATGGGTATGCCTTCTGCTGGTGGCCGCGCGGCTTACATCGCAACATTTATCGCCAGTACAACACTCCTTGGCGCACTGTCTCAGCAACTGAACGACATGGCTTCAGGTCGTAACCCGAGAGATATGGCCGGTAAAGATGCCGCTAAATTCTGGCTTGGTGCGCTGCTGAAAGGCGGTGGGCTTGGCCTGTACGGTGATTTCCTTCTGTCTGATCACACCCGGTACGGGAGCGGCGCGCTGGCGTCTATGCTTGGCCCGGTGGCAGGTCTCGTTGATGACGTCATTAAGATCGGGCAGGGCATCCCTCTCAATGCAGTAGAGGGCAAGAACGAGCAGACTGGTGGTGATCTGGTTAAGCTTGGAAAAGGTCTGACGCCTGGCGCGAACATCTGGTACCTGAAGGCAGCGCTTGACCATATGATCTTTAACCAGATGCAGGAGTATTTTTCACCTGGCTATCTGCGTAAGATGGAGCAGCGTTCGAAGAAAGAATTCAACCAAACATACTGGTGGCGACCGCAGGACGTCACACCACAATAAGGAACAACAATGAAGGGATTATTGCTCTTATCGGTGTTTTTGATATCCGCTTGCTCGACATCATATGATGTTTATGACGGTGTTGATAAGGCATATTGCGACAAAGTTAAAATGGATTTTTCTCTTGCCAAGACGGCGAAGGATACTTGTATTGATCACTACGTGAAGACTTATACCAAGCCATCATCGTCGGCATCTGATATTGCTGAAGGCGCTGTGTTTGAGTGCAACAAGGTGATATCCATCGCAGCGAGTTCTTCGTACGACGCTGCTGTGTGTGCAATGGCGGAAAGAAACGGCATGTCAGTGCAAAAGGTTAATAGCATGATCAGCAGTAATGACGAAGCCAAAATAAGAACTGACATCAGCTCTTTGAAAAAGGATGCCATGAACAGAGTTGTAAAATATCAGTCATCTTTGTAAGTCGTGACATGTCACAAAGGCCGCCGAGGACCCACAAAAAAGCCCGCTATGCGGGCTTATTCTTCCCATTTCTCATCGAAAAGGTCTTCTTCCAGTGGCATTGGTTGAGTTTTTGTTTGTTCAAAAAAGGCGTAGCTAACTGCGATTGCAGCCTCTGTGAATTCACCTTT